CAATTATATCATAGCACATAGACTTAAACTCTTCAAGATCGGCAGTCTCTAATGCCTTGAATAGTCCGGTCATTGCCTCCTCACCAATAGTATCTTTCTTAACCCTTGGCTTGGAGCTTGATTGAGTTATCAAATCAGACATGCTATTACTCCTACAAACATACAGATGACAAACGAAATAGCGGATATGTTTGAAGCTATTATTATTAATAAGAAACTAACCTTACATCGAGTTAAAGGCTCTGTTCGTAATAGAGTTAATTCGATTATGGATTTATTAGAAGGAAAATGATGAGTAGACAAGATGAATTAAATAAATTAGTATCTGTCCACCTAGGTAAGGCAGGTGATGGGTCTATAGTTAAACCATATGTGACACCAGATAAAGTCGATCCAGGTCTCCTGGTATCTGTGCCTCGTTATTTGAATCGTGAACAGTATGGTATTGAAGAAGGTAACTTACCCTTTGCCGGGCGTGATGCATGGAATGCATATGAGTTCTCTACCTTACTTAAGAATGGCTTCCCTGTATCAGGTTGGATTAAATTCGCTTACAGTTCCGATACCCCAAACATTGTAGAGAGTAAATCGGTTAAGCTATACCTCAACTCCTTTAACATGGCATGTGTTGTTGAGGAGCTACGAGACCTTTGGAGGCTTGAGGATAAAATTGCCGCCGATCTATCAAAGGCTGTTGGTGGGTAGGTTGACGTCTGTCTGTTCCTAGGTGATGTAGATACGACACGTCCGATCATTGGTGACTTTACAGCACTAGAAACATACTGTAATGTAGAAGGTATAGAGTTTAATAACTATAACGAGAGCGCAGATATTCTTGAAGTAGTTCCAAGCATAGGTAGATACGAGAGATGGCGTTCGAATTCACTTCGTTCTAATTGCCGCGTTACTAACCAACCTGACTGGGGTGATGTATACATTCATATTAAAGGTGATCAGTCAGTAACTCCTGAATCGTTACTACAATATATTATCTCCATGAGACGTGAGAATCATTTCCATGAAGAGATTTGTGAGTGTATTTACAAGCGTATTAAGGACCTGATCAACCCTAAAGAGTTGTTCGTTGCATGTCTGTATACACGCCGTGGTGGTATTGATATTAACCCCGTACGTGCAACTGATATTAGATTGTTGCATGTCTATGGCGCAATTGTTAATGCAGGTCTTCCTTGCACAAAGACGCCGAGGCAATAATGGAATACGATACATTTCCAATTGATAAGAATGTAGAAGCCGTTCGTAAGTTACTTTGGCAGCGTATGGGCGCAGGGTATCCAAAGTATGGTACTACTACAGAACGAAAAGATATTGATACGTTAGGATGGTTGCAGCACTTACAAGAAGAGTTGTTAGATGCTGCGGTATATGTTGAAAGGTTAAAAGATGAACTTAGAACAAGCACTGGCAAAGCTCCCAGAGACGCCATTTAATGTAGTATCGGTCCTATCTGGAGGACTTGATTCTACTATCCTTACCTACATCCTGGTAAAGAAGTATGGTAAGGATAAGGTATTTGCTTTGTCGTATGATTATGGACAGAAGCAGGTACGTGAGTTGGCAATGGCTGCAGCAACATGCCGTCATTTGAACATTGCCCATAAGATCCTTAACCTAAGCATCTTAGGTGAGATAGTAAAGAATGTATCAGCCAATATTGGTGGTACGAGTGTTGCAATGCCAACGATCAAAGACGTACTAGGTGACCCACAGCCAAAGACATATGTACCGTTTCGTAATATGATCTTAAACTCCCTGGCATTCTCATTCGCGGAATCTAATAAGGCATCCCATGTCTTTACTGGCTTACAGGTGCATGACGAGTATGGGTACTGGGATACCAGTCAACGATTTGTTGATAGCATGAATGCTGTTGCCGAACAAAATCGTTCACATAAGGCCAGTCTTGAGGCCCCATTCTCTGCCCTATCCAAGTACGATGAGTTGATGATTGCCAATGAGTTAGGTAATGTAGAACTAGCATTCACCCTCACATGCTACAATCCCGATAGTGCCGGGCAGAGTTGTGGGAAGTGTCCTTCATGTAGTGAACGTATTGCTAACTTTGCCAAAGCTGGCATTAAAGATCCAATTCCGTATAATGTTGCGATACCTTGGGATAAGCTAATTAAATAATGTGTGCAATTATAGGATCGTTTAATAAAGACAAACTGATTGAGTTGATAGATCTTAATAGCTATCGAGGCAGTCATTCGTTTTCTTTTTCTGTTATACCATTACATGGTGACTTACATGTGATTGTTAAAGGATTGGGTACATTTGATAAAGATTTACTTAACCTGATAGAGGATGGGGGCTATGGTATCGTTCACATACAGGCGCCAACTACAGAGGCAAGAGACTTTGATAGTATTCATCCGGCAAGGGAGTGGTTTACTGCTCTCTGGCATAACGGTATCATAAAGGCAAATTATGTTAAAGAGATGCAAGCACGCTTTGGCAACGATACGAACTGGGATACGCAATTGTTACTTCGAGCTGTCAATACGTCTAGAGATGAAATTAACAACGTGGACGGATCTTTTAGTTGTCTGTGGTATGACGGGGCTGGAGCTTATCTTTTTAGGAATGATATTAGCCCTATGTTCTTCGATAATGAGTTAAACATTTCATCAACGAAGTTTGAAGGTAGTATACCAACACCACCAAATAAGTTTTTGTTTATGGACTTCGAGACCAAGGCGCTATATAATAGAGGTGAGTTTAAAACGGTAGAAAATCCGTACTATTTTGGAGATGATTAAGCATGAAGCATATCTTAGGACCAGATTCAAGGTCTACCCTAACTGCTGTCCAAGAGGGCGACAGCCAACCCAACGCCATTGACCTAAGGGTCGACAAAGTATTCAAAGTTAATGATGGACTATTCGAAGTATCAAACGAACACAAAAAGCACAGAGGATCAATCGAGATCAAACCTGACTTGGAAGGATACTTTAACCTACCCATCGGCCATTACGAGGTCGTTATGGAGAACATTATTAATGTGGGACAAGGCGAAGCAGGATGGGTCATTACCCGCAGCACTCTTAATCGTAACGGTCTTTTTCTTACATCTGGGTTGTACGATAGCGGCTATCATGGTGCTATGGCCGGCATGCTTCATGTTACAATTGGCCAGGCTAGGATTAAAAAGGGTACGAGGATAGGACAGTATTTAAGTTTTGATGCAGAGTCATTGGGAATGTATGATGGTGACTATGGTATTAATAAAGAGCATGATAAAAAATATGGAGTAACACAATGAAAATAGAAGTACAGATTGCAGAATTACAGAAGAAGAAACTCTTCGTTGCCACACCCATGTACGGGGGTCAGTGCGCTGGTATGTATTGCCGTTCAGTTGCTGACTTGTCTGCATTCTGCGCCAAGTACAACATCCCCTTACAGCTTTACTATCTCTTTAATGAGTCGTTGATCACCCGGGCACGTAACTATTGTGTGGATGAGTTCATGCGCAGTGATGCTACTCACTTGATGTTTATTGATAGTGATATTGGCTTTAACCCCCAAGACGTTATCGCCTTGATGGCGTTGATGACAGACGAGAGTGACTATGACGTCATTGGCGGTCCATATCCTAAGAAATGTATCAGCTGGGAGAAAATTAAACTGGCTGTTGATAAGGGTGTAGCAGATGAAGATGCTAACCTATTAGAGAAATACGTAGGTGACTATGTGTTTAATCCTAAAGGCGGGCAGAAAGAGATCCCATTAGGTGAGCCAGTAGAGGTGTTAGAAATTGGTACTGGTTTCATGATGGTACGCAAAGAAACATTCACCAAGTATGCAGCTGCCTATCCTGAACTGAGCTACAAACCTGATCACGTTCGTACAGAGCACTTCGATGGTAGTAGGGAGATCCATGCATACTTTGATTGTATCATTGACCCCGAAAGCAAACGTTATCTGTCTGAAGACTATAACTTCTGTTATCATGCCCAGAAGATTGGATTGAGAGTCTGGTTCTGTCCTTGGATGCAACTCCAGCACGTTGGTAGTTATATCTTCGGTGGTAGCTTGGCTGACCTGGCAACCATTGGCGCCTCTGCTACTGCTGACTCCAGTCAATTGAAAAAGAAAAAGTAAACTGAAAGTTATATTATGAAATTAGAATCTAGAACGATTCAAATATTGAAGAGCTTTTCCTCTATCAATCCTTCAATGGCATTTAGACCCGGGAGCACCCTTAGTACGGTCTCCCCTCTTAAGACCGTTATGGCAAAGGCAACTATTGGGGAGGTCATCCCTAGTAGCTTTGCCATCTATGATCTGTCTAAGTTCCTTGGGGTATTATCTCTCTTTGAATCACCTCAATTGACCATTGGTGATAGGAGTATGGACATTGCCGGAGGACATCAAAGGGTGAGCTATACTTTTGCTGCCGAAAACATGATCGTATCTCCTAGCGACAAAGAAGTAAAGATGCCCGATAGTGAGATACAATTTAGATTCACTACTGATGATCTGTCTAAGGTTATGAAGGCAATGGGGGTGTTGCAGTTACCAGAGATCGCCGTTACCGGGGACGGATCTAGCATGCACATTGAAGCTATCGACTCAAAGAACCCATCGAGTGATAACTATAAAGTTCGTCTGGGTGATACCTCTCTTACCTTCAAGATGATTTTTAAATCAGAAAATATTAAAATTATGCCAGGTGACTATGATGTGCAGATATCATCTAAGGGTATTGCATATTTTAAGGGTACTGATGTTGAGTACTGGATTGCAACTGAGGCATCTAGTACATTTGAACAATGAAGAACAACCTACTCATCATCACCTACCTCATCTACTGTATAGTATATGAATTGATGGTGTGGGGTGGGGGTATGTACATTATTCTAAATTATGATTGGTCTGCATGGTGGATAGTATTCATTGCTATCCTATCTGGATCACAAATTAAACCTGAAAACTGGCGAAACTTATATTATGATGAATCACTTCCTATGGGTGGAAAAATATCGGCCACAGACAATTGAGGATGCGATCTTACCGGAAGATCTAAAGAAGACCTTCCAACAATTTGTAGATGATGGGAGCGTTCCTAATCTACTACTGACCGGGCGCGCAGGCATTGGTAAGACGACTGTAGCACGTGCCATGCTCGAACAACTCGATTGTGACTACATCGTCATTAACGGGTCGATGAATGGTAATATTGATACTTTGCGTAACGAGATAAAGGCATTCGCCTCTTCTGTCTCCTTACAAGGCGGGCGCAAATATGTTATCTTAGATGAGGCTGACTATCTTAACCCCAATAGCACCCAACCCGCCCTCCGTAACTTCATGGAAGAGTTTAGTAAGAATTGTGGCTTCATCCTTACATGCAATTTTAAGAATCGTATCATTGAACCTCTACATTCTCGCTGCAGTGTGGTTGAGTTTAAGATCGAGGGCAAAGACAAATCAAAGATGGCTATGCAGTTCCTCAGCAGGGTATGTGGCATCCTTGATGGGGAGGGTGTGGAGTATGATAAGAAGGTTCTAGCTGAGTTAATCATTAAGTACATACCTGATTGGAGACGAGTACTTAACGAACTACAAAGGTATGCTGCAACTGGTAAGATTGATACTGGCATCCTATCTAACTTCCATGACGATAACGTTCGTAACTTGATCAAGCTATTGAAGGAGAAGAACTTTACTGATATGCGTAAGTGGGTAGGATCCAATAGCGATATCGATAGCGCATCGTTCTTTCGTAAGTTGTATGATGTAGCAGCTGAGTACCTAACACCTAACACCATTCCCATCTTGGTGCTTAAGATTGCTGACTATCAATACAAATCAGCCTTTGTTGCCGATCAAGAGATCAATATGGCTGCCTGTCTGACTGAACTGATGGTGGAGTGTGAGTTCAAATGAGAGCGCTCTGGTCATTATGGGCTAAGGCCTTAGGGGAGAAGGCAGCACCAGGCGACAATGTCGTAGCAGACAGAGTTGCAATCATTCGTACTTTGATAGTATTATCATACATCATCACAAATTGTTTTATTGTCGCCGGTGTCATCCGGCATTGGTAAGGAGTTAGAATGAATGGACGTAGAAATTTTGTTAAGGGCTTTGGTCTGCTCTCTGCTGCTCTTGCAGGGGGTGTTGCTGCTGGTGCACAGAGTAGAGATGCCTCAATGGGCAGCCCCGTTGTACCTAATCCTGATATCACTCCTGCTATCCCGCCCATTGATCCTTCCATAATTGCCCAGTTAGAGGAAGATTCAACTAACTTATGTCTTAATAGAAGTTATGGGGAGATAGCACCTCCTGAGCCCCAGCCTCCAGGCCATTATTTTTTTAGCGGATCATCCGGGGAGGAGGTAATGAGGCTTAGTTCAGATGGTGGGTTAATGATTGGAGGGTCTAGAAAGAAGTTCGTGCCAGGGACAGAGAATCAGGTGAGTGTTAAGATGGCCCCAGGTCCTGATGGTGAGTTATACCTCAACATCAAAGGCAAATGGAAGAGGGTGCTAACGGCATGATAGATTTGTTCAGACCAACCTTTGAATGGATTAGAGATGATTATAAGTCTAACCGAATTCGCTTTGTTATTGAGTTGCTTGCTTGGGCTATCAGTATTGGTTGCTCGATTACTATGGCAGTCACAGTCCCAACACCCCCTCTTCTGGCTCTCTATCCTGTTTGGATTACTGGCTGTGCCCTCTATGCTTGGGCTGCTTGGTCTAGGAAATCTTTTGGCATGCTGGCTAACTACATCCTGCTCACATCTATTGATACCTTTGGTCTGATCAGGATGCTGACATGAACCCATTTGACTATGTAACCTCCATCAGTCACAGCAAGATCGATCTGATGACCGATGAGTTGGAGGAGAAGAGCTATCCAGCATTCTTGGTCAACAAAGGACTATCTTACTTCACCGATACCATTCTCTATGCCAATGAGATGAATCTCCGTGGCCAACTCGATAACAGACTTCAATATTCCTATCTCCTAAATAGCATAAGACCGGCAAAAAGGTTTGCCAAATGGGTCAAGAGAGAAGATAGTAATGATCTGGATGCTGTTAAAGAATACTATGGCTATAGCAATGAAAAAGCCTCGCATGCCTTAAGCATACTATCACCTGATGAACTCGGCATGATAAAAGAACAATTACAAAGAGGTGGGGTACATGAGTCTGGTAGACAATCTAATCGAGGTGCACCTAAAGAACGAAGATGATTTCCTTAAAGTTAGAGAGACTCTGACCAGGATCGGGGTTGCCTCTAAGAAGGACAAGATGCTCTACCAATCTTGCCACATCCTCCACAAACAAGGTAAGTATTACATTGTTCATTTCAAAGAACTATTTCTCCTAGACGGTAAGCCATCCAGCTTTGGTGAGGATGATGTAGGAAGACGGAACACCATCACCAACTTGCTTGCCGAATGGGGACTGATTGACATAGTCGACCCATTAAAGACAAAAGACCCCGTTGCACTCCTATCCCAGATCAAGGTCCTCCCATACAAAGAGAAGGATGAGTGGAATCTAGTCGCCAAATACAATATAGGACGTAAGATTAACTGAACAAAGCCACTGTAGAGTGGCTTTTTTTATGGGTAGCTGGTATAATTCATGTACACTTAGGAGAGATGTGCATGTTTGAGATTTGTAATACTGATAAATGGGTTGCTACTGGCATCTATGCTTCAGGCTTTGCCTATTATAATAAGCAATTGAAGGGCAAGACAGCGTTTGCTGCCCAGATTATCTCTAAGACTCTGCCTGAGTTTAGAAAACTCCTTAATATCCCTAAGGATGTTGTATTTCGCATTGCACCCATCAAGGGTAAGGCGCTGGGTCGATATAACTCTACCGATCGAATTGCTGTCATTGATCCTCGTCAGGATTTCTTCTCCTTACTTAACTGCATTGCCCATGAGTTGGTGCATGCCGAGCAATACCATGAGAATCGATTAGACATTACCTATGTCAGGGGCAAGGGCTATCTTCATATGTGGAATGGTGATAAGATTAATAACAAAGGCACTACCTATAAAGCCTATCGTAACCAGCCTTGGGAGATAGAGGCATTCTCCCGTCAAGCATCACTAGCCGAAAAGGTATCTGATGCCTTAGATCTTCAAACTACATCTTGATAAATATCTTATCGATTTATAGTAAGAAGGATAGGTATGAATCCATACGAACCACTTGAAGAAGAAAAAGATTACTCTAAACCAATCAACTCATTGAAAGATAAGTTGATGGCGATGAAGAAAGATCTATCAACTGTTACTAAGGCCCATGCCAAGATGGCCAAGGAAGAGGAGAAGGAAAAGGATAAGATGAATCAGGCACCAACACCTGAAGACCATCAAGCCGCCCTATCTCATTTCAAGAATCAGTACATGAACGCCAAGAGAAACAAGGATGATGCTGGGGCCACAGATGCTGCCAGAGGCTATCATGACTATTCCAACAAACTGGCCGATATCTATCAAAGAAAACTAAAGGAAGACATGAATAATCCTTATTCGAACCAATATAG